GTTCGGGTCATAGGACACATGAACCCACCCGCTGTCGGGAATGCCTGGCGTGTAAAACTCCAGAATCAATTGCGTGTACTCAAGGTTGTCCATGATCCACTGTGCGAGGTCAGCGTTGGCCACGCCAGGTATCTCAATATCTGCCGCCATACCCTTGCAATGGTCAGATGTCTTAGAGCCTCCAACAGCCGCATTTGACTCCGGTGAACGGTAAGCCGAATTCACCTTCACGCCTTTGCCGTAATGGTCACGCACTGGCTGCAATACCTTCTCGCACAGCAGTCGCAGATTCTCGGTGGCTGTCTCATCGGGATTATTTTCAAACCCCATGCGTATAGCCGTTTCTGATTTACACATCTCATGTAGCGAAAAATTTGCTGATAAGTTCATTTTGTGTTCCTTAAGGTTTCGTAGGCTTCAAGACAGGTATTCAGTTTCCGGATGGCGGCATCTCCATCGGCGGCGATCTGGAGAAGATCGGCAGCGACATCAACCGATCCACTAGATTCGGCTCTTGCTTCTCCGCTGTCACTTCCGCTGGCAACGGTGGCGGTTTCGGGCACTGAAACGCTTGGGCAGGTGGGCGCTTTGACAGGAAGCCGCAGCTTGAGACTGCCATTACTAAGATCAGCACGCAACTGATTTTCTTTAGCCTTTGCAACATTGTTCGCCTTTCGTAATGTGTCACCGTATGTCTGCGCTACCTTTGCCATCGCCTGCTCAGTCTCACGCGCCTTGGCGTTGAGCGCGGCAATCTCAAGTTGTTGGCGCTGGTACTCTGAATCTTTACCCTTGTAGTATCCACCGCCAAAGGCTGAAAGCACCGCCATGACGATGCCCAATAACACCCAAGGATTTAATAGACTCATGGTGCTGGCGGCTCGTTGTCGTTAGCCTCTGCCTTGGCAACTGCATTGGCCACGGCTTTGACACCAGATCGTCCTGCAACACCACCAAGTACACCAGTGATGAAAACCATGATGGTGCTAATCTGGCTTGTGTAGACCTTGTCAATTGCCGCCATCTGACCATTCATTGGTTGCGTCACATAGGTCACAGAGTACAAGAACATGGCCATTGCACCAAGCAGAATGGTCACCAAGATAACGATCACAAAAGCCCAAACACGAATCTCGATTTCTTCGGCACTCATACGGCTTGATTTATTCATCACGACAGTTGGCATTACTTCTTCTCCTGTTCGGTTTTAACAAGTTGCTCTGGACAAGTCGCTGTGGCGGTGCAGATGGGTGGCTTGCACTCGTCAAGCTCCCAATTCTCAGGGTCTTGACATGGGTATCTGAATCTGTCTTCGCACCCTATCAAACACAGGATTGTCATCAAAAGAATTAGGCTTTTTGTCACGCTTGTCCCTTTCAATCTCTCGGCGCAATTTTTCCACTTTTTCGGTCTGCTGTTTCACTTCTGCTTTTTGAGTCAGAACCTCTACATACAAAAATGCAAGCAAGGGCAACATCAGCGCCACCAATACTACGGCAGATATCCACCCCAAGACACTCATTGCAGTATCCTCGCCTGACTCAGCCACACGAACCATGTCCAGAGGTACAGGATAAGAATAAATGTCAGGACGCTTAGTCCCGCTTTTAGCCTTTGGCTTGCTTCCCTTTGCTGCCGTTGCCATCTTTCCCTCTTCGCTTTCGCTTCTTGCGCCAGCCTTGCCGCCTCCTGTTCAGCGCCAACAATCTCATGCATATCCATGACCTTAGAGTACAGAGCACCTAGTTCCTGTGGGGCGTTCCAGGTCATCGCCATGCGTATATCTTCCACCAATTTGTTCATCTGATCCTGCGCCCTCACACGCTTGATGGCGGCCTCAAAGTGATTTTGTGTTGGATCGTAGACTGTTCTGGACTTTTCCTCTTCCTCCCGAATGTGATCTGCGAGCTGCTGCTGTATGTGGAAAAACTGAATTAATTGATCCACGACAGAATTCAAAATCTGCTCTTCATCAGCCGCAACGAATTTCTCTTTCTTCTTTGCGGCTGGCTTGGCTTGTTGTTGGTGTTGTGATGGTGTGGGTTTGCTGGAGAAAAATTGCAACAACTTCTTCCAGAACCCTTGCACCTCTTTGCCGATCTCCATCACCTGATCGGCTGTGGCTTTTATTTCTACAAACTGCGTTTTTGCGGAACGATACAAATCACACCCAGCCTGTATCTGCTTACAGATACCGGCGGCCATAAGGCATAGCGTGATCGGATCAATTTCACCCGCCTATGAGCTTGCTGATCATCGTGCCAACAAAGCCTGGTCCGAGCAACACTGCGCCAATCACGATGTAGAGCAGATACTCAATGCGCGTCATGCGCTTGTCGCCTTCGACAAATGCTTTCTCTATTGCGGCGTACCTCTCAGCGCAGACAGCTTCATGCACAGCAAATTCCTTTTCAACGCTGTCCATCACTGAGCCTCAGTAGGCGCTGGCGTTGCTGCTGCCGCATCTGCAAGTGCTTGCGCTTCAGCAGCTTGTGCCGCTACTGCCGCATCGTGTGCCGCTTGTTCTTCAGCGGTGTACTCAACTTGTGTGGTTTCACCTGTTTGGACATTTACTACGATTCTGTGTGTCATGGCATTGCCGCCTTAATTTGTTCAGTTGTGGTGGCGGCATCAATCGCTGTCTGCATGGCGGCATACTTGTCACGCACAGCTTGTCTTGCAGTCTCTGCCGCTGTTGCCTCAGATGGAATGGTTGCCTTGATGTCCAGCGGCGCAAACTCAGCAGATCGTGCTGTGCGTCTAGCATCATGGGCAATGGTTTTGGCTTTGTCAATGTTGATGGTAATGCTCATGTGTACTCCCATGCGTTACGGAATGTGCGGTCTGTTGGAATGTCAGCGACATCCACAATCTTGTAAGGTTTACCAGCGGGAACATCCTTAGCGGCAATTTCCTCAATGGTTAAACCACATTCAGCGGCTGGAATGATGACAGCAACACCGCCATCGTCTGTTGGGTAAATGATTCTTTTCATTTTGTCCTCTTATCTAAAAATTCCAACATTAACTTGTTCTGCGTCTACCAAAGTATTTGATAGATTTCGTATGGCTATTCTTTGAGTTGTAGTTGTATTTCCTGACTGAGCCGCAATCCTTAACCCGCTTCCAGCCGCCCCCTCGCCACTACCATAAACAACCGAATAATTTGCATCACTCATCGCAGTTGTGAAATTAACTGTGTATTCACCTGTTCCATTATCAGTAATGCTGGTCACATTTCCACTTCCACGAATTGCCACAGTACCCGTTCCATTAAAGTTTACCCAAGCACGGCATGAGTAGTTGATGCCATCAATCGTTGTCGATGGGTTTACAGACCCACCAGCGTTTGTCGTGACACCTGCTGATCCATCCAAAGTTAGTGCCATGATTTAGCCCTCGTACAAAATGTTGATTGAACCAGCATCAAAGGTGTCTGTGCCGTTGACTGTTGTGATGCGTACTCTGTCTAGTACGCCTGCGAGTGCAATGCTTCCAACTGAAATGCTTGCTACAAGGCTATTATCAATAGGCGTGTTAAGTCCTGACACCACCCAAGTGTTACCAGTTATATTTGTTAGCGTGCTTTGCCCGTATCTAGCTGATGCACTTGCTGCTGCAAGCGTTACTGTTGTAATAAACCCAGCAGTTGAAGTTGCACCGCCCGTTGCTTGTGAAGCCACACTAGAGTATCCTGACGATGTTATTGAGCCGCTTCCTAATTGAATAAGTAAATTACTCGTGCCACCCGTACTTACGCCTTGAAACATCACTGTCACACGCTTAACCCACGCAGGCAAACCAGTGAAATCAATAGAAGTACCTGATGTACTCGCAACAGCCGTAGCCCTCACAATCCTCTGCATCTGCGCCCGTGACGCATTGCTGTCAGTTCCAAAGAATTGACCGTTGTATTCAATGTTGCCTGTGGCTGGTGTACCAATCAGCGTGTCAGAAGTTAAAACAAGTATTGACATGGTTAAGCAACCCTCACAATTGTGAACATACTATTTCCGACTGAAGTGCCATTTACTGGGGCATGGGGGCGTAATACAGAACCACTGGGCAAGTAAAGAGTTGTTGCCGCAGTTGATACATACCCAGAAGCGGCTACAGTAGCTTCGCAAAGTTGACTAGATATTGAAATGCTTGCAAAAGCTGTTGTCAATTGCGTGGAATCTAGCGAAACACCAAACTGCGCCCCTGCTGTACCAGTAGCAAATCCCATGCTAACCGCATAAATACCTGATGTATTGATGGTAAATGAAGCCCCCAAAGTTGCAGAATCGGCATAGGTAATATCACCGCCTTGATTTGTTACTGTTGTGGTATAGCGTCTAATAGCTGTGTTTGTTGAGCCATTCCCATTATCAGTATTTAAACGAACCATACTTGGTGTTGTTGGTAATACGACCATAGTCCCTGATACCGCTGGCGCAGTAATCGTGGTAGTACCCGCAACAGCAGGGGCGGCAATCGTTACCTGTCCTGATGTGTCTCCTGTTAAAACAAGTGATGACATATTTTTCCTTTACAAAACAACCCAGCGTGCACCGCTTGGAATGGTAACTGTGATGCCACTATTGACGGTAATTGGACCGACACTGTGTGCGCTGTTTGATGTGCTGATTGTGTAATTGGTGGTCACGGTGCGCGTGTTCTCATAGAAAACCGTATCAGCACCGCCACCAGTTGCACCGCCACCCACTGAAGACCACACACTGCCGTTGTAGCCTTCAAACTTGCCGAGTGTGGTGTTGTATCGGAGTTGACCGGCTGCTGGTGAACCTGGCCGCTGTGCCGTAGTGCCTGACGCAATCTTGATGGCATCGGTTGCCGAGACAGTGAATGTGCCAGAGACAGACGCTGTGCCTGCCACCGCCAATGTCTTGCCTGAACCAATGTTCAAGCCGACTGATGTGCCAGTGCCGTTTGCAGCAAACAGCGCATCAATGGTATCCAAGTCAGTATTGACTTTGGTCCCCCAAGTGTCAGTACTTGCACCAACTTCTGGCTTTGTCAGCAATAGGTTGGTCGTCGTGGAATCTGCCATTCTTAAATCTCCTTACGCGGCTTCTTGCCAAGTGATTGAATTGTCTGCTAAATCAGACCAGTTTTCTGAGGTGTCTGAAACTGGTGTCCAAGATTCCGAGGAATCAGGC